AGTTTGTTTCTGCAGAACTTAGGATTAAACTGGGCAAAAGCAGGATTGAATACTGTCTACTTTAGTTTGGAGTTAAGTGAGGGGTTGTGTTCTATGAGAATGGATGCAATGCTAACCGGAACATCTACTAGAGATGTTTACAAGAAAATTGATGATATTGATTTAAAAGTTCGCATGATTGGAAAGAAAGCAGGATGTTTACAGATTGTACAGTTACCAAATAGTGTTACTGCCAACGATCTATTAGCATGGATTAGAGAGTTTCAAACACAAAGGAAAGTACAAGTTGATGCAATACTTGTAGATTACTTAGACTTAATGATGCCAGCAGGACAAAAAATTAGTGTTGCTGATTTATATATTAAAGATAAGATTGTTAGTGAGGAATTGAGAAACTTAGCAGTTACTGAAAATCTATTATTTGCAACTGCATCGCAGTTAAACAGAAGTGCAGTAGAAAGTGTTGAATTTGACCATAGTATGATTGCTGGTGGTTTAAGTAAGATACAAACAGCAGATAATGTGTTTGGTATCTATAGCACTCCTAGTATGCGAGAAAGAAATAGAGTACAACTACAGTTTATGAAGACAAGAAGCAGTAGTGCAGTAGGACAAAAACTTGAATTAGACTTTGATCCAACAACATTACTAATTTCTGATTTAGCAGAAGATGCTGAACCGGTTGCAAGTTCAGCAACTACGGTGTTTAATAAATTGCATAAAACATCTAGTACAATAGTTTCGCCAGCAGAGCAACCACAAGCAACATCTTCTTCTGTTAATAGGGATAAACTTAGAGGATTAGGATTAACGAGAGATGTCTAAATTTTCTTTTTCATCTCTTGGCGGAATAACATCTGGAGTTTCTTCAGCAGTCTCACCGTCATCAAATTCTACATTTGGATCGTCTTTAGCATCTGATGTTGCAGATAGGTTATAATTCTGAATGGTATTTCTTAATCTAATAGTTAATGCGGCATCATCAGCAATAATATCAGCCATTGCTATAAAAGCAACTGTAATTAATTTCATTTCGCTTGTTCCCATAGGAGCACCACTTCGCATTTTGTTTAGTGCTTGTACAAACCTAGATTGTAATTCATCACTAACTAAAGGTCTTAATGTAATTTTTAAGCGATTTAATTCAGTAGTAGTAATGTCATGGGATACATTGCCTGTTGTTTTTGATACTTTTTCCTTAGGAGGATTGTTACCAACTGATCCGTCAGCACCTGGTGTTGACGAAAAATCTTCGTTAATAACAGATAAACGATTAATAAATTCACGTATTTCTTGGGCAGATGTCATGTTTTCAAATGTCTCCTATGAATGTATTTACCATAAATAGAGTTACTATGCAAATAAAAACTAAATCAATTCTAGAAGAAATTACAACGATTGTTCCTAAAAAGGACAAGCATTTAATGGTAGAAGGTCTTGCAGTACAAGCTCTTGCTAGAATATCAAACTTGATGAGGGTCATTGAAACTTCATATCCGCCGGATCAAGCACAAGATTTAACTAGACGTTTGCAACTAGCTATTAAAAATGGAGATCCTAAGAAGTTCACTCGAGGTGTTAGGATAATTAAAGAAAACGAAAATAAATAAACAAAATGAAGATTAAAGACTTAAATGAAAATGATAACTTTCAGATTGACGAAGGCGTATTTGGCGATTTAGCAAAACGAGTAGTTAACAAAACAAAAGATGTTGCTAACGGTGTTGGACTTGCTGTTCGCGGACAAGGAGCCAACGAGTTTGCTAAACTTACTAACCTAATTGATCAAAAAGCAGTACAGATGTTTAATACTGCTAGACCAGGCGAAAAAGATGCAACTGGTAAAGACTTACCTTTAGGTGATATCGTAAAGATGGTTGGTAAAGCAATTATGCAGGCAACTAACAATGCAGTTGGTACAAAACAGTTATTAGTTTATATCAAAGAAAATAAAAGAGAAATTATTAAGAACGTTAATGTAGCAGATAGAGGCGCCGCTGGAGCAGATCAAATGATTCAGTTAATGTTACAAGGTGGTAGTGCTACAGCACCTGAAGGCTTTGGTGTTGAAGAATGTGTTAGATCAATTTCATTGATTTTTTCTGTTACATTTTTACATATGCAAATCGAAATGGGACAACCTGGACAAGATCAACAGGCAGGCGGACCTACACAAACACCAAGTGAAGCTGAAAAGGCAATGGATGATAACCCAGAGTACCAAACAGAATTAAAAACATTCGAACAATTAACTACTAAACTTGCCGGAGAGTTATATACACCTGGTAATGCATTCTTAGCAAACATACAAGCAAATAATGAATTTCCTGCAAAGCAAGAAGCATTTATTGTTGGATATGCAACAGCCGTTAAAGCAAAATACTTTAATGCAGATTTAAAAGCATTGGAAACTGCCGCAAACTCAACTACACCAGAATCAGTTATTGACGACAACCAATGGAGAGCATCTTTCTTTGGACATATTTCTCCGCAAGTAGCTCAGCAAGTACAACAAAATGCAGACGTTACATCAGCAATACAAACTTTTAAAAATGATTTAGATTCTATTACTACTTCTTTTGCTAAATTAGCATTTATTGAAAAGACAGCAAACGAAGTAGCAAATGTTGACGCAACAATGAAAAAATTAATTGACTGGGTTGAAAAAGCAATTTCGCTTATTAAGACATTACAATTAGGTAAAGCAGGCGGAGGAGCAACAAGTGCTACAACACCACAAGCTGGTAAACCTGATGACGAAGAAGTTTCTAGTACTACTCAAGGTGGTCCAATGGACGATCCAAATCTACCTAACTGGGAAAAGGTTAAAATGGGATATGATGCATTAGATGCACAAGGGCAAGAAGCATTAGTAAAGGCATTGTTTAACAAATGAAAATAAAAAATATAAACAAAAGAACAGCATTACTTGAAAGTGTATGTTATGATTTAGATAAAGAGCAACGATATATTGTTGAAGGAGTAGTATCAGCCTGGGACGATTTACTTGAGGTTGAGTTAAGACAAGATCAAATCAATAACTTATTTCCTTTAGTACAAAAGTTATCAGACGAAACAGGTAAAAATAGAACGGCAGTAGGATTAACAAAAGATAAAATTGTAGATACAACAAAAGCCGCCAATGAATATTTAAATAAAGTTGGAAAATTATTACAAGATACAAAACCAGTAGAAAATTTTGATAATAAATTTGAAAAATTAAAAACAGATATTAAAACTAAACTAGGTGCAGATAGCAAAATTACTACTGGGATAGAAAATTTAGGCAAATATGCTAAAATGAACCCTGGTAAAACAGCATTCGCTATTGGTGTTATGACTGCCTTAGTTGGTATTTCAACTGGTGGAAGTGCAATAGCTATTGGTGTTGCCGCTACACTCTTAAAAGGTTCTGTTGAAGTACTCAAAGGAGAGAAATTATCTACCGCTGTTGGAAAAGGATTAAAGACAGGTGTTATTTCTGGACTTGCCGCAGGTGCATTTAATGCAGTTGGCGATTGGTTGTCAGGTTTACAGGCAGAGGTTGTACCATTTGAAGGATTAGATCAAATTACTTTTGATGTATCAGGTACAGATGTAATGCCAGGATTTGAATGGAAAGGCTCTATGAGTTTTGAGAATCTAACCGTTCTTCCTTCTGATGCAGATTTAGCTGGACAGTTAGTAGCAGAGTTTGCTAAAGGAGATGCATCAGCATTTGATGCCTTAGCAGAATTGGCAAAGAAGTCGTTTACACCAGAGTATACAGAGCAAATGGCACAATTTGTATCAAATGCAAAAGACATTGCTTTACAAAATGATGCAACTTATCAAGCCATTGTACAAATTCAACAAGGAATAGCATCAGCCGCCGGCGGTGCAGTAGCAGGTAAGAGTGTAAGTGATGATAGAGGAGAAGATCAACAAGAGTTATTTCAATCGTATACTAATAATGGAATTTTATTAACAGAAAGAAGAATTGAAAGATTGTTTGATACTGTAGGGTATTACAATACAAATCCAAATATTGAATTTTTAGGCGAAGGACCAGTTTGGGATACCATTAAGAAAGATGCTATTGCAAAAGCAAAAGAACTTGCTAAGCCAACTGTAGATAAAGCTAAAACAGTTAGCGGAAATACAATGAATGTTGTTACAGCAGATAAACTTAAAAAAGCATGGAAGACAGCAGGAAGTCCAACTGACAGTGAAGTGCTTGCAAGGTTCTTAGAAAAAAATAAAGTATCTCCTGACGTTATTGCAAGTGCCTATAAAGATTTAAAACTTCCAGATCCAAATGACGATTCGTCACCAGAAGAAAAAGAAGAGAAGGAGTTAGCACTCCGTAAAACTCCACAGATGAAAGACGGACAATATGAGTTAGATCTTGCTTCATTGCCACCAGCAGTAAGGCAAGCAACAAGCAATTTATGGGACGAGTTTAATAAACTTACTCCACAGGAACAAGAAAAGTTTAAAGCAGATCTAAAGAAATCGGAAAATATAACATGAAGATAAATGAAGTTATAATACAACATAAAAAAGTAATAACAGAAGCAAAAGCAAGAATTGATCATCCTGAAGATATTATCTTTGATGACAACGGAACACAAGGTGCAATGAGAGCTCTTGATGCGATGGTACATGCTTCGCAAAATCACGGAGAGACAACTTCAATCAAATGGGACGGAAGCCCAGCAGTAATTTTTGGATGGATGGATAAAAATTCTTTTATTGTAACAGATAAAGCAGGCATGGGTGCAAAGAAATATAACGGAAAGCCTACTAGTGCCGCAGATGTACAGTCTATGATTTTTAACAGAAGGCCAGACGAAGAAGGTAGGCAGTATTATGCAAATAAGTTTGCAAGCATATATGAACTGTTAAAGAAGGCAACTCCAAAGAGTCTAGTTGGCCAAATGATACAAGGTGATTTACTTTATATGAGTGCTGATGATATTGTTCATACAGACGAAGATGTTACATTTGGTCCAGTTAAAGTTAGATATACAATTGACAAAGATAATCCAGTAGGTGCTAGGATTGCCAAAAGCCAATGTGGTATAGCAGTACATAGTGTTTATGATTCTGTTGAATCTGCTAGTGCCGCAGACGGAGAACCATCACCGGTAACTCCTAAATCTTTAGGATTGAAGGATAGTCCAAAATTAGTAATATTTGGTCCAGAAACACAGATACCAACAGATACTGAAATTTCATTACCGATGTCAGAAGTAGAATCCTTAAGAAACTTAATTAAAAGCGGTCCAGCACAACTAATTGATGATATGTTAGATCCGTTTACTATGGGTAGTCTTAAAATAGCAAACTTACCAGAATTATTTAAAAAGTTTGTAAACTTTAAAGCCAGAGGCGGAGAAGATATTGGCTCTGCACCTGAATTAGCAAATGAATTTATCAAATGGATCGAAGGTCCAGCAGGATTAACAGACAATAAGAAGAAAAATGTGTTATCGCACCTAGAACAATATAAAGCACCTTTTGAAATGGCTTGGCGTATTGTTTCTGCACTAAGTAATATAAAGCATACAATTAAGGATCAGTTAGATACTCATGTAACTGGAATTAGAACAAACAAAGGCCACGAAGGTTTTGTATCTGCTACACCGCATGGTAAGATTAAATTTGTTAATCGACCAAACTTTATGAAGAAGGACTAAAGACATGGCTGAAAAGTATACAGCAACTGAATGGGCAACAATGGAAGGTGGGCATACCGTAGAACCTCTTACAGAAGATTCGTTTTCTTTTATCAAAGATAATTGTAACGAAAGTAAAATGTTTCGAAACACACATCTTAATTCTTTGACATTAAGAGATGCAGTTGATGCCGCCTTTTTAAATATGACAACATTGTATATGTTATCATGTGAATTTGAAACTGCTCCGTTTGCTCAAGATTATGCTAGAAAAAGTATGATATTTGGAAACTTTAGTCAAAGTCGTGTTAGTTCAACTGATTTATACCAAGCATTACATATGTCAATATACAAAGACACTACACAGGGAGGAAAACTTAAAGCACCTGAGCAAAATGCCGCTTTAAGAGTTAGACTTCATATCAACGAAAAGATGGTTAAAGACTTTTTAAGAGGTATTGCATCCGGACGTTTAGATAAAACAACTGCAAAAAGACTTATGTATAGGCTTGAAAGCCAAATGAATATTACTATTAGTAACTATAAAAGTTTACGCAGGTTAATTACAGATTGGGAGCATCTTACTACCTTCCAAAAGCAAACCTGTGTAACTAGATTACTACAGTATTATAGAACAAGAGGCAGACGTAGTGATATATTTGCAACTCTTTCAACCTTTGCTAATCATAAGTCATGGGAATTAAAAGCAAAAGATAATGCAGAAGTTAAAGCAGTAGGACCGGCAAACGCAGTACACGGTACTAGTTCTTCTAAAAACTTTATATCAAGTATTGCAAAGGTAGGCGGTGCTGGAGTAGCAGGTTATGCCGCGGCGAGATTACTTGGCCGACTAAGGTAGTAAAATGACAGCAGTTAGTAAAAGATCTTGGAGTATTCCTGGCTCTCATTTTGGTGGAGACCCAGAATTCTATTCTTGTTGGACGTTATATGATATAAGCAATGACGAAGGACAATCATCAGAAAATTTAGAAAAACTTATGGGTATTGCAACAGTAAGATCTCAGCCTATTCTTGCTGGAGTAGAAATGATTATTGACCAAGATATCACAAACGGGCTATTTGGCAGTAAGTTTTCAGGAAAACATAATGTATGGACTTACAAATGGATTGTCGACAAAGTAGGTATCATGACAGAAGACACACTTAACAAAGAAGCACATGGACTTACTATGCATGTAGGGTTACAAGAAACTGCTAAGTTAACTAAGCAGATATATACCAGGGGTGTTAATACAAACATGTTCTTTGTCCGGCATGATTCCTTATAAAGTCATAAATATCTAGTAAACAAAAACATAGAATCAAACAACTCATACTGGCTCACATTGGCACTTTACGGACACTAAGCAGACTAACCTGCAAGAGCAACCCAGTCTATATTGCACTCAGTAAAGATAACAATAATGAATAAAAAAATTAAAGTAGTATCCGGTGAGGCCGAGAATTTACAACTTCATGTTGAGCTATGTGCTGAACGTTATAATCGTATGGAAGAGAAATTCACTGGTTTAGAAAACAGATTAGATTATCTCCAAAACGACTTCACAGAATTAAAAGAAAAAGCCGATTCAAATTTTAATGACCTAAAAGACTTAATCCACCAAACTGCTAATAAGAGATTTAACACCATGGTTACAACTACTGGTACTGTAATTGTTGCCTTAATAGGTATGCTAGGTTATATAATTATTAATAACTAGTATTGGAGGCTTTAATGGAGATTTTAGTAGAATCAAGAATAGTATGGGCAAGATCCGGTAACAAGGTAAAACGTAAAATACGTTGTACTACCGGTAAACGTCGTGGCCGTATTGTCAGCACAGTCGGAGCCTGTAATAAAAGAATAGATATTAAAAAGAGGTATATCTTTAAACGTGCAAAGCAACGTTTTAAGTCTAGAATGTCTATTAAGCGTCAAAGAACAAAACGTTATAATCCAATTTCGAGAAGAGTCAGACGATTAAACAGGCAAAAAGGGCATCGTAACCCTATTAGGCCAGGAATTGGACGTAAAACAACGATAAAAAGAAAATAGTTATATAGTCTTATTTGGCTAAATAAAACAATAAACAGATACCAGGAGGTTTAATATGAAGTTTAACGATATTTCCAATAATACAAGTCCAGCCCAAGCCGCTCGTGACGCATTATTGAAGCAAAGCATTGAGATCGATGAATCAGTTCAAGGATCCAAGCTAAGAGATCACTTAGGGGATCTACAAAAAGAACTTGATACATTATCAAGCAAAGGTGGAGAAGAATACACTCGTGCAGTTTTACATAAAGCAGTCTATGAAGATTTAGCAAATGTAGATGCGGAGCCTATTTTTGAAGCAGAGCTTGGTGACGAAGATATTGAGCAAGCAGAAATTATTATTGCCGCTAACGGTCTTAGTAAAGAGTTCCAAGGCATGATTGAAGATTGTGCTGATATGCTCGGAAGTGACCTTATTACATTAGTTGATCAGATCAAATCTAAGTTTGGCGATGGAGCTGGAGAACAATTTGGCACCTCAATTAGAGATTCATTGCAATCCGCAATGGACGTTCTTACTACAACTAAAGACGGCGTTGACTCTGCTATTAATGGACTTAAAGATCCAATGTCTATACCAGCAACTGATGATGCAGGAATGGATGATATGGCAGACACAGGAATGGATGATGAGGCAGTTATGCCTGCTATGTCCGGACCAGAAGAAGAGCCAACCGGTAGGGAACTAAAGAGTGAACTTGAGTGAGATAACATCAATTGATGGTGATTTTGCTAGTGCAATAAAAATGTTCTTGATAAGAGCATCATTAGATGGCAAAGATACCTTACCAATGGAAGAACTTGTTGGAATGTTAGCAAAACTTGGGTTTCAAGCCAATGGACAAGAAACTGGAATTAGGAATTACATTACTACATTAAAAGGCAAGAATCCTGATTTAGTTTCCGACGTTAATGATACAGATGTAATTTTAACAACAATGCCAAGCGATCCTGGTGACGCTGAAGACAATGAAGAAAAAGTTGATGACATGGCATTACAGAACGCAAAGGCAGACTTAGGAATATGAGTAGAATATTTTATACAGCAACAGAAGCAAGATCTCAGGCACTTCAAGACCTGGTAATCTTAAACGAAGTAAGAGATCTAGAGATTGCAGTAATAACAGCAACCGGAACTGGTGCTGTTGAAACCGAGGTGGTCACCACAACCACCATGGCCGCTCTTTCCACCGATGCAAATTTTGTTACAGCATCAGAATATTATGATACTTTACAAGGTACAAGAGATGATAGACAAAAATCTTTACAAATAACTAAAGTTATAAAGTACTTTGAAGACTTAGGATATACTATAGATCCAGTAACTAACCAATCCACCAGTACTACCTTTAAATGGAAGATTTCCTGGTAATTTTCTTCTTGACAATGTAGTAAAATCCTGTTATACTTAACAGATGATAAAACATAATCTAATATACGACTATAAAAAATTAAATAGAATAGACGGTAAGCAACGTTTATACGAAACACCTGCTGGTGATAAAGTACCAAGTGTTACAACTATCTTATCAAAAACAGGCGACAATAGTGGTCTTATTGCTTGGCGTAAACGTGTCGGAAATGAAGAAGCAAATAGGATTTCAAAAGAATCAACTGGCTTAGGAACACTAGTACACACTCATGTTGAAAACTATCTACTAGGAAAAGAACGTCCGGGTGGTAAGAATCTTGTACATGAAATGGCTACAAGAATGGCAGATAAGATTATTAACGAAGGTTTGCCAAGTGTAACAGAAGTATGGGGAATGGAAGTTCAGTTATACTTTCCAGGTTTATATGCAGGAACAACAGATCTAGTTGGAATGTACGAAGGTGTTCCTGCAATTATGGATCATAAGACGTCTAAAGCATTAAAAAAAGAAGAGTGGATGGAAGACTATTTTATTCAGACTTGTGCATATGCTTTAGCACATAATGAATTGTACGGAACAGATATCAAAAAAGGTGTACTTTTCATGACCACAAGAAATGATAATTATAAAACTTACATTATAGAAGGTAGTAAGTTTAAACAATATACAGAAAAATGGCTCGAAAGAGTGGAAACTTTTTATAGCAGATAAATAAGAGACTGGCGGTAATGTACGATCAAACTTTTTGGGAGACAGATAAGCATAACAGAATGCTACTCTGGAGGAAATGGAGGAGAACTTTAGAAGACCTTCCCCAATCCACTCTATATAATACTATTGCTATGTGGTGGAAGATGGTTCCTATGTCAAATAATACTATTGATATATGGGATCAGGAATCATGGCCAACACCGTGGGAATTAATAGTGTTTCCTAGTTTTTGTTACCCCAGTAGAGGACTAGGAATTTACTATACACTTGCTTTGATAGGTATACAAAGCAACTTAGTACTTGCCCAAAAGGGTAGTGAAACAACTCTTCTGGTGACATTAGAAGATAAAAAACTGTTAAATTACTATGAAGGAGAAGTTCTTGACACTTCTCAATATTCATATGAAGAATTAAAAATTTTCGCTCCGGCTGATATGTACAAGCTGGTTAAAGTATAACTGTATTGCATGGTGTAATAGAAATAAGTACTCTACAAAGAAATATAAAAGGATAACAAAATGAACGAAACGGTAAATGTAGTAAAAAGAAATGGATCAGTTGAACCATTAGATATCAACAAGATTCATGTAATGGTAGAAGAGGCATGTGAAGGACTAGCAGGAGTAAGTGTTTCCCAAGTAGAGATGAATGCAGATTTACAATTTACAGATAAGATTGCAACATCAGATATACAAGAAATTTTAGTAAGAAGTGCAAGTGACTTAATTAGTTTAGATCATCCAAACTATCAATATGTTGCGGCTAGACTTTTATTATACGGTCTCCGCAAAGATGTATTTGGTAAGTTTGATTATGCTCCTCTTTATGACCTAGTAAAAGAAAATGTTAAACAAGGAGTATATGATGCTGAGTTATTAGAAATTTACTCAGAAGAAGATTGGAATCAACTTGATACATATATGAATCATACAAGAGACTTAGACTTTACATTCGCTGGAATGAGACAAGTAGCTGACAAATATCTAGTACAAGATAGAAGTTCAGGACATATATACGAAACACCACAATATATGTATATGTTAATTGCCGCAACTATTTTTGCAAGTTATCCTGATAATAAAAGGTTATCATATATTCGCCGTTACTATGATGCTATTTCTACATTTAAAATTAATATTCCGACTCCAATTATGTCGGGTGTTCGCACTCCAATAAGACAGTTTGCTTCTTGCGTTCTAGTTGACGTAGACGACACATTACCTTCGATCTTTAATAGTTCTTCTGCCGTTGGATATTACATTGCTCAACGTGCTGGTATTGGACTTAATTTAGGTCGTGTTCGTAGTATTGGATCTAAGATTCGTGGTGGTGAAGTAGCACACACTGGAGTTATTCCTTTCCTAAAAGTTTTTGAATCAGTAGTGCGTTCATGTACACAAAATGGTGTTCGCGGTGGAAGTGCTACAGTACATTTTCCTATCTGGCATAAAGAGATTGAGGATATTATTGTACTAAAGAATAATAAAGGAACGGAAGATAACAGAGTCCGTAAGCTCGACTATTCAATTCAGATCAGTAAGATCTTTTATGAAAGGCTAATTGAAAGTAAACCAATTAGTCTTTTTTCACCTCATGACTGCCCAGGATTATATGAGGCATTTGGTGATAATGATGCATTTGACGAATTATATTTAAAGTATGAAAAAGACAAAAGTATTCCTAGGACTGAAATCCCAGCATATGAATTGTTTACAAGCATTTTAAAAGAACGTGCAGAGACAGGACGTATCTATATTATGAATATAGATCATTGTAACCATCATAGTAGTTTTGATGCTAAAGTTAGAATGAGTAATCTATGTCAAGAAATTACTTTGCCAACAACACCTATTCAAGGTCTTGAGGATGGTGCTGGAGAGATTGCATTATGTATCTTAAGTGCTATCAATGTTGGAACATTAAGAAACTATGATGATTTAGAAAATTTATGTGATTTAGCAGTTCGTGCTTTAGATCAGATAATTGATTACCAAAATTATCCGGTTAAAGCCGCAGAGCTATCCACTAAGGCAAGGCGTAGTTTAGGAATTGGATATATTGGACTAGCACATTATCTAGCCAAAAGAGAATTACATTATAGTGATGACAAAGCCGCTCAAGAAGTTGGACGTTTAACAGAGGCTTTTCAGTATTATCTAATCTCGTCAAGTGTTGAATTAGCAAAAGAGAAAGGTGCTTGTTCTGCATATAATGAAACAAAATATAGTAGAGGTGTTTTACCTATTGATACATATAAAACTGACATTGATGAGTTCTTAGGAACCAAGTTAGAGTTAGATTGGGAGGAGTTAAGAGCAAAAGTTAAAGAACATGGTATGAGACATAGTACATTATCAGCTCAGATGCCTTCAGAGAGTTCTTCTGTTGTTAGTAACGAAACAAATGGTATTGAACCACCAAGAGCATTTATGAATACTAAGAAAAGTAAGAAAGGTCCGTTAAAACAGATCGTACCACAGTATAATAAACTTAAAAACAACTATAGTTTCTTGTGGGACGAAGGAGTCAATCAAGGCTATATTAAAATTGTTGCCGCAATGCAAAAGTTCTTTGATCAAGCAATTAGTGGCAACTGGAGTTATAACCCTAAGTTATATGAAAATAATGAAGTACCAATGAGTGTTATGTTTAATGACTTATTAACAACTTACAAATATGGTTGGAAAACAAGTTACTATCAAAATACTTACGACTCAAAAGGAGAAGACGAAGAATTATTAGGTGAGGTTCCTGAGGAGTTTACCCAACTTGCGGAGAACCCAAGTATTGTAATAGAAGAGGAAGAGTGTGAGGCATGCAACATTTAAAGAAAACCGTATTTAATAAAAATAAAGTAGATTATACAAAACAACCGATGTTTTTTGGTGAAGAATTAAACTCTCAACGTTTTGATGAGTTCCGTTATCCTGTGTTTGATAAGTTAACACAAACACAACTTGGATATTTCTGGAGACCAGAAGAAGTTAGTTTACAAAAAGATAGAAGTGATTATCTAAACTTTACTGATTCTCAGAAGTTTATTTTTACAAGTAACTTAAAGTATCAAACGTTACTCGATAGTGTTCAAGGTAGAGGTCCGGCGATTGCATTTGTACCTTATTGTTCGTTACCCGAGCTAGAAGCATGTATGATTACTTGGGATTTCTTTGAAACTATTCATAGCCGCAGTTATACTCATATTATTAAAAACATATATCCTGATCCTAGCGAGGTTTTTGATACTATTCTTGACGATGAAAAAATTGTTGCTAGAGCAGAAAGTGTAACAAAAGCATATGATGATTATATCAATGATGCACAATATTACTCAGCCACAGGTAAAGGTGATTTACGAGAAATTAAGAAAAAATTATATCTAGCAATGGTTAATGTTAACGCATTAGAAGGTTTGCGTTTTTATGTATCTTTTGCATGTACCTTTGCATTTGGTGAATTAAAAACAATGGAAGGTTCTGCTAAGATTGTTAGTTTAATTGCTAGAGACGAAAGTCAGCATTTAGCAGTTAGTACACATATTATTAAGAATTGGATGAAAGGTGATGATCCAGAAATGGTTTCTATTGCTAAAGAATGTCAAGATGAAATTGGACTCATTTATGATAAAGTAGTAGAGGAAGAAAAGGAATGGGCAGATTATTTGTTTACAAATGGTTCTATTGTTGGACTAAACGAAAAACTATTACATATGTTCATTGAGCATACTGCAAACAAAAGACTTAAGAGTTTAGGATTACCAATTCGTTATAACCAGAGTCCAAACGATAATCCGTTACCTTGGACACAACATTGGCTTTCAAACAAAGGAGTACAAAATGCTCCGCAAGAAACAGAAATTGAAAGTTATGTTATTGGTGGAATTAAACAAGACGTAGACAAAGACACATTTACAGGATTTAAATTATAATGTTAGTATCAACTAAAACAAGAAAAAAAGGAGATGTGATCTCTATAAAACTATCAAATGGCGAAGAGCTTATTTCTAGTTTTGTCGAAGAACAGGATACACATCTCCTTATTGATAGGCCAGTAGTTTTACAATCTGGTCCCAAAGGAACTCCAGCTTTGATGCCGTTCTTTATGACAGCATCACCTGATGCTACAAGAGACATACAGTTAAGCAAAACTCATATTGTTATGATTGCTGATACTGATGCTCCTTTAGCCAAGCAGTATACCTCAGCAATGTCAGGAATTATACAAACAGGAGCCATTCCAGGGTTGCAAGTTTAATAAATACTTGTATGACTGAAGTTCACAGAGATACAGATTCTAGAATATGCGGAGCACAAACCGTTGTTGCTGGTAACTCAACTGTCTTTGCAAATAATTTACTGGTAAGTGTTGATGCAGATCCTAATTCACACGGCTCCGGCAGTATTATTGCAAGTACAAAAAATGTTTATGCTCATAACAAACTAATTGTTGAGAACGGTGATGCCGCTAACCCGGATTCATTATGCCCAATACCACCTCATTGTGGCCCAGACACTAGTTCAGGGTCTCCTAATGTATTTGTAGGAAGTTAGCATGGTTAATATTCCAGTAATCCCAGGAGTCAATGTTCAAACACAAGGAATACTCAATAAGTCTATTAAAGACATAATTTGTGCGATACTCTTTGGCGGTATTGGAAACCTTTTAAAAGGAAATATCATATGTATTGAAGCAAATATAAACGAGATGCTTGAAGATGCTGGATATGCTAACTTATATGATATAAAAGACGAATTAAGATTACTACAAGATGAAGTTAAAGCATTTAACGACCACTTAGGTATAAATGATATAACGCAAAGGATTAATGATGCGTTAGCAGAAGTAAGATATCTACTAAGTCTAGGAGGATTATGTCCTGTTCCAATTAAGATACCAAATATTAACGGAGATATATTAGATCAAGTCACTGATAATGTTTTTAATAACTTACAAGGTGTATTAAGTGCATTTGGTCCATTGCTAAAACCTAAAATTTGTATTGATGCACAAGGAAGAATAAACACAGGATCTTTTGATCCAGGTAGTATACTTGATAATATCAGGAAAGCATCACAAAATGCGTTAAATGCTGGAAGTGTAATACCATCAAGTATTACATCAGGCTTTAATAACCAAATAAGCGGTGTTACAAGCAGTATTAAACAGGCAAGGGCAATAGAACTATTTCCAGACTTTAGACACAAGCATAACTTATTAACAGGAGCACCTGTTGTTGCTGGACAACCAGCGATAACTATTGCCGCTAGACCATCAGATGCTGATATTGCCGCAGTAGCTGGACTTTCGACTACAAGTGGCCCAGCATTTGAGGCCGCAGGAGCCTCTTATCCTCCTCAAGGAAATCCTAATTTAACAGATGCAACTAAGCAAGCACAACAGTTGGTTGCCAATGTTGCAAATAGTGCAAACTATCCTATTAATGCTGATAAAAATCTATGGGCAAGAGCATTGGGACCTGAAGTATATGCATTAGCATTAGATGCTTTAAACGGAGATGACCCATTTGTAGGTCAATCTCAAGATGTCTATGATTATTGTGGAAGAGTAGTTTCGCAAGAAACACAAACTATTACCGGAGATCCATTAGGTGCAGGATTGTCAGATACTACAGATGCAAATCTAACACCAACACCAATAAACTATAGTTTACTATGGATTGATGCACCAGCACAAAGTAGGGTTGGTTGGGCAGTTAGTGGAATTACAGAAGAAGCATTAGTACCAGATGACTATGGTTGCGAAGTACTAACACCAGCACTAGCATTAAACCCTGAAATTGAGTTATTTCAAGGCAAATCTCATATACTAAGTCTGCCACCAAGTAACCCAAATGTTAATTCTTTGGAAATAAGCAATTTTGGCTATAAAGATAACGGTTTAAGTGCCGTACGGACCCAAATTTCCTACGAAATGCCAGTTGGACAGGAATTTTACATATACGAAGCCAAATTAGACGGTTCAGGTAATAGAGTACCCGATATAACGAAGAGATGGACAAATGGACTGGTTCGTTTTGAATTTTCTGAATACTTAGATGAAGCAAATGGCAGAAACGAAGATCAAATTACTTGGGCTCAATCATTTATTCCGGATTTAATTCCAGATCCAAATGATACCAATAAGCAATTTGATTCTCAAGGACGATTGTTAAAGAGTACTTTGATACAAGCACCTTTACCAACCGAACCTGGTGAAGTTTGGACTGATAATGGATCAGTAGTATACGATAGTCCTACAGGTGGCAATCCAATCTTAGTAAAAACTTGGAAACGAGCAGTAGCAAATCTAGCAGTTGGCGAGAATATGCTTATTGAAGTAGACAGTACCTTCCCTGATTACCTAACCTACAGTAATGAGGCTGGTACCGTATTTGGGCTACTAAAAATAACGTAGGATGGAGATATTTTTGATATGTTTGGTATTGTTCTTGCTCATTGTAGCAATTATGAGTATAGGCCTCCTAAAAGGCCGTTCTGTAAGAGGAACATGTGGTGGTGCAGGTTACGTTTGCTCCATGTGTGGAGAGGTAAGTGTACTCCCTCAGAAGAAAAAGGTTGACATTACGGACCTTTAGTGCTATGTTATACATAATAGTGTAATATATGAAAGGATTTAAGTGATGCATGTTAGTAAATTGTCTATTGTTGCGGCGTTGTCGCTCATAATGATGTTAATAACATTTAACATAGCAACGGCTCACGAATATTCATACAAGCATTATCATAATTCTCATGATAGTTGGGACGTTGACAGGTATGATGATTATAGTTACTATCACAGTGATTATTATAAACGTTATAAAAGAAATGATCGCGAAAGAGAACATTGGGATTGGTATTATGACGATAAGAGTGGCCCAGAAAGAGAGGACACATATTACATGCCAACACCTTCTCCAATAATCGTGCAACCTGTTCCTCCTATAGGTTATGAAAGAGTTATTGCATATGATAACTTATGTCATTGCAATATATACGTTCTTGTACCTATCAGACAATAATCTTAAAACCCTACCTATTAGGTAAATATTGGTAATATTGCTTTTATAAATCTGATCGATACAGATTTTAGAATATTATTGACCTAGAAGGAAAGGAGAATTATACAAATGGAGCCAATTAAATTAAAGTGGCTAATAGCTCACGAGCCACAATACCTATTTGTCCGCACGGCAAAAGCATTCCAAGAAGAATTAGAAAAAAGATGTCCAGGAGAGTTTGATATTGAAATCCTAGACATGAAAACTTACATTCAAAAGTACGATGAAGTACCAGAATTACATCTTAAACCAGCATCTATAAAAAACTTAGAGAAAGACTGGGAAAATAGCAATAATATGGGCGGCGGAATTTTTAAATCTGTGGCACAATCAGAGATAGGCAAGAAATGGAAAGCATATTTTTCTGCAATTAAGGATGGACGTATTGACATTAGTCAAACACAAATTACAGTTATAGGATCTTTCTTATATAAGCCTTTTCACTCTTTAGACCTTCCATTCCTATTCAAGGATCATGACCATGTAACCAGGGCATTAGACGGATGGATTGGTAAAAAACTTCGCGGCGAGCTGGAAGATAGAACTGGAGTTAAATCTTTAGGTTTTACTTACTCAGGCGGATTTAGAATTATCGGTTCTAACCATGATATTGAAGGAGTATCTGACTTAAAAGATACAACTGTACAGACTGTTCCGACTACTACTGCAATGTTTAATAGTCCAGAAATTGGCAGTACTGCTATTCCTAGAAGGTCAATGGATATTCAAGAAGCTAAAGATTTTGCTAAAGATAGTAACTCGGCTGTTGAAACAACTTACCTAAGATTTAAAGGAACAAATATTTTAAAGACAAACCATTCTATGTTCTTAACTAGTATTTTAGCAGGATCAAAATTATTTGACAAGCTAACACCAGAACAACAAGAAGCTTTCAAAGAATCTGCTTATGCAGTATCAAAGATTGAAAGAAAATGGTCACTTGAAGACTGTGAAAAGTATGAAAGAGAAGCAGAAGAGAAAGGAATTCAGATAAGAGATATTACTCAAGAAGAATCTGATTTTCTTGCTTCTAATGCTCGTGTTTCGTACGAAGATTATTTTTCAACTGATCATCAAAACGGTGGTAAAGTGCCAGACGAGCTTTATCATAAACGTAAACGTATTGTTGACGATATTAAAGCAATATAAGTAACAAAATAGACTAGATAGGTAATTCAATTTTAAAACCCTATCTAGTCTATTCTTTTGATAAATAAAGTTAACATGTGTATAGCACATGTTATTAATTAAAAAGGTACAAATAAAATATGGCAATAGAACTAACAGGCAAAGTAAAATGGTTTCAAGACGCAAAAGGATGGGGTTTTATTAAACCTGACGATGGTTCCGATGATGTTTTTGCACACTATTCAGCAATTAATTCGGATGGCTTTAAATCATTAAAAGAAGGTCAAGCAGTAACATTTGAAGTAATTCAAGGTGCTAAAGGACGTCAAGCCGCCAATATCAATTTAATTGAATCTTAAGACTAACTCTCCATAAATTATAACAATAGTAATCTTAAAGACTAAATAGATTATGGTAGTACATGTATAGGAACATAGAGTAACTATGCATATAACATCTGTTTACAGAAAATAGATAAGGCATTAGAGATTCATGAGTTTAACTGACTTCATCGACAGAAGTATAAGTCGATTTGCAAAATATTATTCTTGGTTTGCATTACTAATGGTATTGTTCGTTGTGATCAATGTCTTGGGAAGATATTTCTTTGACATTCGCAATGATTATGCAGTTGATTCAACATGGCAATTATACGGTATGCTTATTATGTTTGGTTGCAGTTATTCATTAGGAAAAGAAGCACATATTAGAACAGATCTGTTCTGGAACAATTATAAAGATCGTACAAAAGCAATTATTGACTTTGTAAGTTATCTCTTACTATTCTTTCCTTCATTTGCACTTATCACATACATCAGTTTCAATGATACATCAGCCGCTATTGAGATGAACGAACGTAGTTCTGAAACAATGGCCCAGCTTATTATATGGCCTATGAAGATTGGTATCACACTTGGTTTAGTACTTTTGATGGTACAAGCATTGAGTCAAATGATCAAATGTTATAGAAGGATTTTTATCAATGAGCAATGAATGGTTAGCAATGACAATGTTATTTACAATGATTGCTGGCATATTTGTTGGAGTTCCAGTTAGTTTTACACTAACATTCTTAGCATTAATTTTTGGATTAATGGGATTAGGATTAAGTGTGTTTGATCTCACATATCTCAACCTATTAGGAGGACTTTCAGATGAAGTGCTAATGAGTATTCCTATGTTTATCCTTATGGGTTATGTTGCTGAACGAGCCGGACTGGTAGAGAATTTATTTGAGAGCTTAAAAAAGGTACTTGCAGGAGTTCCAGGCAACTTATACATTGTTGTTATCTGTATTGCAGTATTAATTAGTTTAGCAACAGGAGTAGTCGGAGCATCAGTAACACTATTGGGCATTATGGCCGCTCCAAGTATGATTAAGCAAGGATACGATCCTAAACTATCAGCAGGAGTAATAGCAGGAGGCGGATCTCTTATCATGATCCCTCCATCCATTCCCCTTATTGTAATGGCGCCTACAATGAATCTTAATATCATTGACGTATATGCGGCCGCAATAGGACCAGGATTAGCGATTGCATTTATGTATCTAGTATACGTTATATTCCTTATAAAAACAAAGCCAGAGGTAGCACCTATGATACCTGTGGAAGAAAGAGTAAAAGTAGATTTCAAGTTAATTCTGTTAACGTTATGGCATATTGTGCCATTAGCATCATTGATTCTTATTACATTAGGATCAATGTTATTTGGACTAGCAACTAGCACAGAAGCTGGTGCCTTTGGTGCCTTTGGTGCTTTATGTTTAGCCGCTATTAACAGAAGATTAACTTTAACAAATATTCAAGAAGCATTATTAAAAACTACCAATACGTCGGCAGTGGTAATGTTATTAGCAATTACGTCAACAATATTTGGTGCCGTATTTGCTTCCTTGGGTGGTGACAAAATCATTGTATCAGTACTAACTTCAATGCCTATACCCGGATGGGCAATAGTTGGAGCGATATTAGTGTTATGTCATATTTTAGGCTGGCCCTTTGAGTGGCCAGTGGTAGTGCTAGTGTTCTTACCAATTTTCTTACCAGTATTAATTGATACTGGTGTTGACTTAATTTGGTTTGCGGCCGCTTTGGGTGTTATTTTACAAACAGCATATTTAACACCTCCTGTAGCCTTAACCGGATACTACCTAAAACAGGTGGTGCCTTCGTGGGATCTTAAATTAATATTTAAAGCAATGATGCCCTTTATGTATATTCAGGTTGTTTGTGTTGTAATATTGTTTATTACACCTGGCCTTGCAACATGGTTACCTAATTACCTAGCAGAGCAAAGAAAAAATATAGTACAAGAAGTACTAGATGATGATGTCAAAGGACAGGAAGTCGACTTCCTAGGTGTCCTTGGACAATAATATTTTGGAGAATAAAAATATGAAACGTTTCATCGGAGCGATATCAGCTATCGCAATGTCATTTGGCGTAGTGGCTTCAGTAGCAACTGCAAATGCCAAAGAACTACAGATTGCATCTAGTTTTGGAGCAATCTCAACTTTTAACGAGCAAGCAAACTTTCTTGCCGAAAGAGTTAAAGTATTAACTGACGGAAAAATTGATATGAAAATCAGACCTTCCGGCGCATTAGTTCCTTCTTTTAAGGTTCTAGATGCTACGGCGTCAGGTGCAGTAGATGGTGCATGGACTCAGTCTTATTACTGGGTAGGAAAGTCAAAGACTCTTGCATTGTTTAATAGTCCGTTAGGAGGACCTTACGGTATGGACGGGATTGATTTCCTAGGTTGGATGTTCCACGGTGGTGGACTTGAATTGTATAACGATTTTTATCAGAATGAGTTAAAAATGGATGTACAGGCACTTCCAGCAATGCCTACTCAGAATCAGCCATTAGGTTGGTTTCATAGACCAATTAAAGATCTAGCAGATCTTAAAAACTTTAAATGTCGTCAAACTGGCGCCAACGTAGAACTTTATGCTCGTATGGGTATGCAGACTATTGGTATGCCAGGTGGTGAGATTATGGCCGCGGCCCAAAAGGGTGTTATTAATTGTGCTGAATTCGTTGGTGGTTTAGAAGACGAACGTCTTGGATTTCCAACTGTATGGAAATACTACTACTTGAATTCATTGCATGAGCATTCAAATACTGGTGATCTATTGATTAACGGTAAAGTGTGGCGTTCAATGACTAAGCAACAGCAGACCGCTGTTCGTTCTGCCGCTTATGAGTCATATCTATGGTGGTTAACTGATATTCAAGCAAAAAATGGTCAAGCACTTGCTAGAATGATCAAAGAGCATGGCGTTAGAGTTATGAAGACTCCAGCAGATATTTTGGTTGCTGAGTTAGAAACTATTGACGAAATGTTAGCAGAAAATGCCGCAAAGGATCCTTATTTTGCAAAAGTACTTGCTTCTCAGAAAGCATGGGCAAAGAAAGTAGTCCCATTTAAGAACGTAGCATTTACGCCTTATAACTATGCCGCAGATTACTACTGGAAGAAAAAGTAGTTTTAAAAGCATATAACGTTAAAAATAGGGTGCTTTATGCATCCTATTTTTTTGGCTATAACTTCTATATTTGTTATAAATGTATAAATACACTTGGATAGATACGGTTTAATACCTTATCGGAAAAAGCCAGTTTTCTATCTCAATGTTACTTGAAGTAATATTGTTTTCTTAAGAAAAAAAAGGAGTCAATTATGACACAGAAAATTAGATGGGTTCTAGCACATGAGCCAATTGAATTATTTCTAAGAGCGGCAAAAGTTTTCGCATCAGAAGTTAATGCAAAAGCAGAAGGCGCACTAGATATTGAAGTTATGACAATGAATGAGTATTCTGCAAAGTATAATAACGGTGTTGTTGTTACTAAGCACGAACTTGTTGATATGATTAACAGAGGCGACATTGAAATGTCCCAAACATACACAGTAGACATTGGCGAATATGATCACGAATTCCGTGCATTAGATATGCCATTCCTATTTGAGTCACACGACCACGCAACTAAAGTGTTCGAAGGCCCAATTGGTCAGTCACTACTAGACGGATTAACAGAATCAGCTGGTGTTAAAGGTTTAGCCTTTACATACTCCGGTGGATATAGAATTATTCCTGGACAAGAAGGAATTGATACTATTGAAGATATTAGAGATCTTAAACTTCGTACTTCTTTCTCACCTGTTGCTATTGAAACATTCAAAGCAGTTGGTGCAAACGTAGTTCCAATGGAACTAGAAGAAATGACAGATGCAATCCAAGATGCAGACATTCAAGTTGGTGAGTCTACTTACCCACGTATCTATGCATTAGGACAAGACAGAGTTTCTAAGGTTATTAACCACACAGAACACTCATTGTTCTTAACAAGCATCCTAATCAACCAAGACTTCTTTGCAACTCTTGGTGAAGAACTACAAGGTATTGTTGTAGACGCCGCTAAAACAGCCGCTAATTACGAACGTGTAATCAGCATTGAAGACGTTGCACTTACACAAGCTAAAGCTGAAAGCGATGGCATTGAAGTTCGTAGAATGTCAACAGAAGAAAAAGCTCGTTTCAAAGCCGCTACTGCTCATGTTTATGACATGTTCCCAGAGTTAGCTGGAACAGTTAAGAAGATCCAAGATACAAAATAAGATATCTTAGAACTACTATGGAAAAGGCGCTAATGGCGCCTTTTCTTTTGGGTAAATTATCAACCAAAAAGGATTATAAGTAGAAGTAACAAAGAAGGAAATATTATGGATAAAGTTTTTGTTTTAGTAATTTCAATGTGGGGACACAATGGAACAGCATGGGAATATATTGGAAACCAATCAGTTTTAAATCAAGACATGACATTACAACAATGTCAAGTTTTGTCAGACGAAGAAAAAACTTGGACTAAGCACGATACAAACGAGTTTTATCGTATTCAAATGCAATGCTATCCTAAGAGATGCGCCGGTCAAAAAACCTGTAAATAACAACTAACGGATGTAAGTTCTTTAACACGTTAACTAAATATTAGCAATGGATAGGAGAACATTATGCCGGCAAGAAATCATAGAAATTGGTTAAAGAAACCATTAGTAGAATATGTTAGTAGCGAAATATATTCAAGTCAAGAAATATTTGAAGAAGAAATCGAAAGTATCTTTTCAAAGGTGTGGGTACCAGTATGCCACATCAGTGAAATGTATAACAAATTAGACTATCGAACATCACAAATTGCTGGACATAATATTATTGTGTACAATACCGGAGATGGTGTACGAGCATATCGTAATTATGGCAGTTGGGCACCTACTGGAACATTGCAAGCACCTATTGTAACAGTTGAACCACAACTACATAGCGAAGTAAAGCACGGAGGTATGGTATGGGTAACACTTGATCCTAATCCTACACAGAGTGTTGAAGAGTGGACAGCAGGTGCATTTGATTGCATTGCTGATGCTATTGACACAGAAGAACTAGAAATTTTTCATTATCATAAAGCAATTATTCCTACCAACTACAAACTATGGCATGATACTAACAGTGAATTCTATCATGACTTCATGCATTACTTTAATCGTGTAACTGGTTTCAACGATGAGTATTTTGCTAGAAAGAATATTCCCTTTGATAACGGGCATGTGAACGTTAGTAGTTTTACTGTAAATTATACAGAGTTTGATAAAGAAGGCGATAGAGGTGAACTAAGTTTTCCTAACTTACCTCCAAACCAATGGTATATGGTAGATTTGTTTCCTGGCTTTAACTTTAATTTACGTGGTAGTGCATATCGTTCAGATAGTGTTACGCCACTTGGACCAAATAGTGTACTAATAGAGTTTAGAGGATACGGTTTAAAGAAAGATACTCCAGAAGAAAGACAAACTCGTATTAAACATCATAATACTATCTGGGGACCGTTTGGCAGAAACTTACATGAAGATCTTTTAGGTGTAACCGGGCAAGGAGCATCAATGTCTCCAGGCACAGAGAAAAGAAATATTTTACATGGAAGACATGAAAATAGTACTATACATGATGAAGTTGGTATGCGTCACTACTATGCAGAATGGGGAAAATATATGGAGTTAGATCCTAGTAATCCAATAAAAGAGGTTGACAAAAAGGCCGCATAGTGTTATAAATATAATACAATGGTGAAGCATAACAAACGTTGTACAGGACTCGGGGGCAGTACCCGACGCCTCCACCATAAACACACGAACGAGGAATGGAACTATAAACAGTTTTAAAGATAAGTGTAGAATATTTTATATCGTTAAAGGTCATCTTAACGTATCTACACAAACAATAGAAGATTGTTACGATTATTATTTTAGAAGAATGTGGAATAATAACGAGTGTTACATATACGAAGAAGGTTTTGAAGAATCGTATCGTGTTTTTATGATGGGGGCGAAATAGGATCGACTGGCAAGTAGTAGGAATGTGGAGTTGTCCGGATGTAAGCTCGGTTAACGCGAACAAAACGATAATTGCAAACGATAATTTTGCATCTGAGGATTTTGCCCTAGCGGCTTAGTTACTCTGGGCGGGTACTGCCTGGAAACAGAAGTGCCACTTAAAGTGAATAACAATGATTGAAAATTTCTATACAAGTGACTTTTTAAAGATTCGGTATATGTCTTCTCCGCAAGAACGATCCTCAAATAGAGTACTAATATGGTTTTCTGGAATAGCTGGAGCACTTGGCTCAAAAGCAAGACCAAGTGGATTTTTTAAAAGTTTAAACATTGATTCAATTATTTGGGTAGATGAGAAAGCACCTTTCTCTTGGGGCAATAGTATAGATATTGAAGAACTTTGTAAAACACTTCTGCCTCTAACAAAAAATAAAGAATTACTATTTTTTGGAAATTCAATGGGAGGTTTTCTAGCAATATTACTTTCTAAGTATCTTAAACCTATAAAGGTTATTACAATGAATCCTCAATATAGTGTTCATCCTGATATAATATTAGAAAAGAGATGGCCTGAGTTTATCAATGTAATTACACAGTTTAAACACAAAGATCTGACTAACAGTTTTATTCCTGATACTGATTATGCAATAATGTTTGGCGTTGATGATCAGGACGAATTGCATTTTAGGTTATTCAATACCCACCGTAATCTTCCAAATGTACAGATTATTAAATTTTTAGATTACAAAACTAACTTAGATAATGCCGCACATCAGGCAGGGGTATATCTTAATAGACTTGGCATCTTCCGTGATGTTATTGCAAACTTTTATAATAGTAAATCACTGAAAGAAATTTTTATAAAAAACTCCGTTAGATATACAGGGCTGAAACATTAATACTAACTAGTATAAAGAAAACTTTTTGAAAAAATAGGAGAAGTAAGATATGAAAAAGACCATTGATGTGTATGACGGGCTTATTAGTAAAGAACTACAACACGAAATACACGAATATGCACTTAATCATACATGGTATAGTGCATTACGTCATAACTGTGATTATGATGCTACAGTAGATCCACTAAACAATGAATTAGGCGAAGGCGAACGAGGAATTATTCGACATCCGTATGGTAATAGTACTGATATGGTAAAAACTAGGCATCCGTTAATCTATAAACTGTTTCAAGAAATAAATGATAAAGTACTAGGAGGCAAAGCAGATATTGATGGTATAAAAGAAGATATTGGCGGACTTCGAAGTGGCAAGAACGTTTATAGTGACGGACAAAACTTCTTCCAAAAATACGATTATGACAATACTATTAAAGGTTGGACATGTTATATGAATGCAAAATGTCAGGCTCCAAAGAAATCATTGAAACCAGGAATAGGATACATTCACAGAGATAGCGGCCCTGATTACGTTGATAAGACTAACTATGCAACTGTACTATTTGTTACTAATCCAAAATGGTTGCCAAGTTGGGGCGGAGAATATAACTTTTTTGGAGATGATTTAGATGGTGCTGAAATACATTCTAAGTACGGCTATCCCATAGGATTTCCAACAAACATTGTTGGTCATAAACCAGGTAGAATAATTGTATATAGACACGATCAAAATCATATAAGTCTTCGTATAGCACCAGATGCTGAAGGAATGCCTGTTAGGGTGGCATTTAGGGTAAACTTGAATGATGATAATGAATAATTAGAAAGTAACATTAGTTACATACACACACAGAAAAGGAGACATAACAATGTCTGATACAATCAAAAACTATAATGATGCTATGAGTGCATCATTCCCTAAGGTAACATTCAATAAGAATGGATACGAAATCCGCACACAAGTTCTTGAAATGGCAAAAGAACAAGAATGGAATGACTTTCATGCTAAACTTCAAGCATGGGAACAAACAGTGGTGCGTGATCCAGACACATCAGAGGTAGTATCAACAACTTTATTACCTTCAGTCCCAGGCGTATCCGCAATTCTTGAGACCGCTGAAGAGTTTTATAACTTCATTAATAAGAAATAAAACTTTTAAAACAACTCTGCCATCTTTAGTAGATTAGCAGTAGAAACTGACGGTAGCTAGAAATCCGATTACAAAAAAAGTAGCATTATAAAAGGGGTGGTTACCAAATAAACCCGAGGAGCCCAACGGTTAGGCTCCACTTTTCTTAACAGCTATATATTAACATGCTATCAACATATGCAAATAAACAAAATACTCATCTTGTAATAGATACAACAACTAATGGAATATTAATTGCAGTACATAGCAACGTTGTTGCGAATGCAATATGTTTTAAAATATTGAATACAGAAGCAATGTCTATTAGGCTAGTAGATTTCAACGAGGAAATAAATCCATTGCTTAAACCACAGTTTAATGAGTCTAGTAATTTTATATTAACTAAAGTTGGACACAACTTAACACCTCAATCAACAGCAAATGTTGGACAACTTGTAAAAAGTACAGATGGCAATGGCCGTTTTGGTGTAGCTAAAATGTCTGAAGTAACAGATGAGTGGATAGCATTAAGAAAGAAAGCACATAATATCAAAGAAGTTATAGCAAGTAGCGATCTTCGAGTTCTTAGATCAGCAACACCGAGCAAAAAGTTCTTTGGAGACACTATTACCTTTCCTTTTATTAAAAAAGAACTTGATAAATGTAATCCACAGGAAGATCAATACACAGATGCTATTCGAGAATGGGCAAATATAGTAAATGTTCCTGTAAAAAAAGGATTTGAAATGCTATCAGCAGAAAGCAATAATATTACTCATTTGGTTAATAATTCAAGAATATTTTGGAGTAAAAAATGTCTTTAAATTATGCTTTTAGTACTAAATTAAAACATGGTAGTGAATATGCTAAGAAAGACATTGCTGTTTTTCGTTCTCTTTATCATATGGATCCAGATCCATTTTTAGTTGATAGAACTGACTCTGTGGTCTTTCCTTTCTCAGAAAACAATTATTTTCCAATGATACAACCGTTATCTAATGTTATGAGTTGGGAAGAATGTACAAAAGAGAGAGTTGAAGAACTAATATCCTTTGACAAAGAACTTTATGTTATGTGGAGCGGAGGAATAGATAGTACATTAATGCTTTTATCTTTTATGAAATATAGTAATATGAATAATGTTACAATAGTTTTAAACATGGACTCAATTAAAGAATATCCTTATTTTTATAAAAGGTTTATAGCTCAATGTAATTATAAATTACTGTCAACTGAACAATTAATGAATAATGCATTGCTAAATGACATCAATGGATTAATAGTATCAGCCGAACATGCTGATCAGTTAGTTGGATCTCCTTTGGCTCAGTTACTTGCAACAACATCAGGTAGAACAATGCTTGGTCTTCCATTTGATGAAGAAAATTTCAGCAAATTTTTAACAAACTTAAATGTTCCAGTACATCATATTGATACAATAATGGAACTCTATAACATTAGTATTAAAAACAGTCCTCGTCCAATTAAGAATATGTGGGATCTCTGTTGGTGGCATGGATTTAACTTTAAATGGCAAACCATCTACATGAAACTGGCTATTAGAATAAAAAATCCTTTGAATCTTTTAACTTTCTACTCTTCGGTAAACTTTCAAAATACCAGTATACACCAAGAAGGTAATACACTTGATCTAAAGAAAGTTTTTAAAGATATAATCGTTAATTATACCGAAGATACTGAATACCTAAGAAAAGAAAAATTTGCATCTTCAACATTATATTATGGACTAACCTCTTCGACAGGATTAGACAAAAATTGGAATAAAATTAATGTTGATATGATTGAATACTATAATAAAGATAACACTATAAAGGAAATAATGAATGCTTGATACTTTTAGCAATAGAAAAAATGTTACAATGATGCTTATAGACCAAGAAGATTTCAGTATATTAACTGTTACATCAAGTGTCTCGGTACTTAATGCATTGTCAGAAGGTTTTGATAACTCTGTACCTGTACTTGGAAGAATAACAAATCCTGATGCGTTAAAAGCACTAAGAACTTATAATCAATCAGCTTCTCAAGCTCTGTTAGCAAATGTTGGACTTGATGATCTAACTCAAGAAATTGAAACCAAAGCAAATTGGGACACGATTGGACTAACACCAATTAGCTTTGGCTTAAAGCCAATGAACGAAAAAACAGAAGGGTTTGTATTAAAAAGAAAGATTGCAAATAGAAGACAAAATGTACTGTCTCAAATTGAATCTAAATTAGAACGTTATGCTAGTCGAGTTATTAATTCTTCTCTTGATGATATTTTTATTCCTTATATGTCAAACGAACTTAGTAAATGTAAACCAGATGAAGACCAATATACCAATCCTGTAATTGAATGGGCAATAGCATCAGGTTTAGATGTAAAACAAGCATATCATGAGTTAAGCATGGTAACAAGTTCTGCTAATTTAACTACTATGCGTCTTCATGCTCATTGGAGGTTCTTTGTAAATCAAGTTAATAAGCTCGACTTTCAAGTTGACGGAATACTAGAAAAAGTTATTGCTGATGCTGAACTAAAACTTAGGTCTGGGCTATAAACGGATAAAAATCACAAAAAAAAGGTTGACTATTGGATACAGTTATGTTATATTAGTAACATAGTTAGAAAGACTCTAACTACTTTTGATAAAAGGAAATTAAATGTCAAAATCTACAACGTCAATCAGATCATTCGATCTAGAAACGAAGCAAGGCAAACTTTTTAACGCATTGGTTATTGAAAAGCAGGCCCTAACAAAGTCAGCAATTAAGAATAGATTCGGTATTGCTAATCCAACAGCGACTGTTTCTAACATTCGTCAAAGAGGATATGCTATCTATGCAAACCAACGTAAAGCCGGTAATGGCGTACATGTAACTGAGTATTCACACGGTGCTCCGTCACGTCGTATGGTTGCTTTGGCCTATAAGGCTCAGGGAATGGGTATTACTGTTTAATCAGTAGTTTCTAAAACTGACTAAAAATAGGGGGAGAAATCCCCCTATTTTCTTGACATAAATATCAGGCATTGAATGCAAGAAAGAGAGTATACACATGTCAAAACGTATCCTAATTATGGGATTACCAGGATCTGGAAAAACAACTTTAGCTGAGAAGTTAAAAACTTATATAGAGGCAGAAGCCGGTATAAGTTCAGCACCATTAGATAAACAAATTAGAGTAATTGAATCTCCTAAACTAGACGAATATAAATGTACAGTAGATTGGTTCAACGCAGACGAAATCCGTAAGAAGTTTGACGACTGGGATTTTAGTCATACTGGACGCATTAGACAAAGTATTCGTATGTTTGATTTATCTCAAGAATCAGATGCTGATTTTGTTATTTGCGACTTTGTTGCACCGTTAGTAGAAATGAGAAACAATTTTAAAGCAGATTGGACAATTTGGATTGATACAATTAAAGAAGGTAGATATGAAGATACCAATAAAGCATTTATTGAACCTGAGGTATATGACTTCCGTGTACCAGAACAAGATTGTGAAAAATGGGCTAGATATATTTGCGACAGAATTGTAAAAGATGAAAGAAGACCTATGTTTGACTGGAGGAAAGAAACAGTACAGATGCTAGGCCGTTGGCAACCATGGCATGATGGACATCGTGCATTATTTGAAAGACTAATTCAACGTACAGGACAGGTTGTAATACAAATTAGAGATGTACAAGGATGGGAAGGTTCTAATCCTTTTGAAATTGATCAAGTTAAACGTTTTATTAAAGCAGACTTAGATCCATTGTACCAAGGACAATATGAAATTCAGATTGTTCCTAATATTGTACATATTGGCTGGGGTAGAGGTGTAGGTTATACGTCAGGAGAAGAAACCTTTGACGAATCAGTAACAGAAATTTCTGCAACTAATATTAGAAAAGGAATGGGACTAAAGTAGACTAACGTCTTTTCTTTTTATTAGAAACTAAGGCGTGTTGTTCTAGTGCCTCACGTCTTAGTTTTTCTATATCATCTTCTTTTGAAAATTTAGGCTTTTCTCTCATGCTTAATTGAGCATGAAATTTCTTTTTAACTGGTTCAGGGTCCTCTACGTTTCTTATAAGCATGGTTATGGCTTTGTAGCCGTCGCCCATAAAGATTAATTTATTATCTTTGTATAATAATGTTTTAGAAGAGGTTTCTTGGTTTATCATAAAATTTTCATGTACGAATATTGTCATCTTTACACTCGCATTTTTGGCATACATCATTAGGACAAGTTTGACATTCTGGTGAATAGCAATGACACCTGCATTTACATTTACTACAATATCTTTCTGGACTACCTGTCATGTACTCTCCTACTTTTTGCCTATTGAATTTAAACTATCCATAACATTATCGATATTTGGCTCCTTGCTATTTGGATTATACACACATTTATATTGCTTTGGACAATTCTGATCAAACATTAATTCGTAAGTTTTGTTACCGCCTTTGTATATACATGCTTGTTGTCCACTTCTTGACTGGATAATCTTTGCTAGTCGGCAGGTTGTCATACTAGGCGGTATTATATCTCCTCTTTGAATCTTTTGTTGACGAGTATAATCTTTTTTACTACCATATGTTTTTGCTCCTGCGATTGCAATACTTGGAATCAACAATAACATTACTATATATTTAATCATATAATTTTACTCTCTTTGGGTCAATTAAAGAAGGTTCGCATACAGCAGTATATGATCTTCTTTTTGGTACATCTTCACCAGCAGTTCTATTAGGAACTGCTGGTTGTTGATTCAATCTACTTGCAAAATATTTGCAATCGTCTATGTTGCGAAAGTACATATCATTGCTAACTATTTGAGTACCTAAGTAAACAGTTAACAAGAATGCATGAATCATTATAAGTTTATCACCGCAACAACAAGTATGCCAATGACAACCATAGCAGATAATATAACAAATCCAATTAACTTTAGATTTTCAAGTAGCTCTGCACTTTCTTTTGCCTTCTTTTTACGTCTAACTAATTCTGCTTCTTTTGCGGCCTGTATTCTATTTGCTCGTTCCTGAATGATACCTGCCCATGTTCCAGGACCAAATCTTAAATTAATCATATTTGCTACCTCTTGCATCTGCTCTTGTGCAATTTTAGCATCTATTGTTTCTCTTGCTATATTACTTGTACTAAATTGGTCTGCTATAGAGATGTTTCCACTTCTTTTGGAATTCATCTGACTATTTCCTTCGAACATTTTGTCAATGGCATCAGCTATATCGCCTATGTCTTTACATGTTTCTATTTGGTCCTTAATGAATGATACACTCTGTTTGACCAAAGCGATGCCTGCTAGTGTTTCCGCTATCATTACAACTCTCCTTTCTATTGAGAAGAGACATTTTACAAACTGTCTGGATATTACATGTATTTAACAAAACAGGCCCAATTTTTATACTTTAGGTACGACAATACCTGTTATAAACTTATAAGTATATGGTTGGTTAAGCAAACTGGCGAGCAGTTTTGTATTTTAACTAATACTCAAATCCTATAATAGGAAATAAAGGAAAAATCAATGAAGATATTACCCTTAGCCACGATCGCAGTATTCGTGGGCATCTTTACGGCGAATGCTGGTGAAAAACTAGCACTTCCGTCTACAGAAGGTGTAGACATTACAACATATGGTGAAGTCCGAGCATATGTTGAAACTTCGACTGTTAATGATGTTGATACAGCAATTAAAACATCAGACAGTAAAATAGGACTAAAATTTAAGACTAAAGAACCAGTATATGTCTTTGGAGAAATGTCAGCTAATGTTGATCTATCCTCAGACGGAGCAGACGATGTAACAACTCGGTTTGGTTATATTGGCGTAGGTACCAATGCATTGGGAGAAATTTCACTTGGACGTACAATGAGCATTATGGATTCATTTGTTGATAAAGCAGATGTGTTTATGGGTGCAGGAAATCAAGGAGTTCAGAAGACTCCTTTTACTATGAATAACAGTTTGAAGTATACTGGTAGTTTTAGCGGAGTCGATGTTGGCTTTCAAACACAAATGACTGATGATGCACAAGACCATGACTTGGATTTATATCAAATTGGTTTAGGCTACAAAGGCATTGGTGTTGCATATGCAAGAGATGAAATTAATTCATCTGACTACTATGGCTTGGGTGTTTCTCAAAAGTTTGGAAAAATTGGAGCATATGCTAGTGTATCGGTATTAGATGATGATACACAAGCAAATGATGCAGTTGGATATGAACTTGCTGGTTCATATGATTTAAACGAAAAACTAACACTACAAGGCGGTTGGCAAGATACTGATGTTACATCAGATGACGGTAACTTGACAATTGAATCACAGTATGAGATTGCAACTCAATCAGTATTTTTTACTAATATTGATTATGACTTAACAACAGAAGATGCAACTCTTCGAACAGGTCTTAGCTTTACATTCTAAGCTAGTTTTGAATACTTACCCTCCTCTAGTAATGATATATAATATTATATAGAGGAGGGTAAAGTTTGCCACTAATAGAGCAATATCCTAATTATAAATTCTTAGAAACCGTGTTTAGACTCGGACATCTAGATAAACTCAAAAAAGCATTTTATGACAGCAAGCCAGTATGGAACCAAAGAGCAACAAAAACATTCTTTGCTGATTGCGGCTGGTATAAGTATCCTTATTGTTGTTTCGTTCCTGGTTATGAAGAATTAAATGCTCCAAACGTTATTGGTTTACTGCAATCTGAGATATACAATGCAACAGTTAACATTGTTAAAGAACTGTGGGTAGCACTATATAAAGAAACTGACGAAGAATGGATGCCTTTCGGAGCAGAACTTAACTTAGTATATCCTGGCAGGAAAATTCAACCTCACACAGATAATCATTTCTATAGCAATTATGCAACTAGATGTCATGTTGTATTAGAAACTAATAGTAATGTAGAATTTACATTTGGAAACAACGAATCACCAACATTTAATGTAGGACATTCTTTTATTTTCAACAATAAAAGAAGGCACGAAATATGCAATTTTGGAAGCACAAACAGAGTTCATTTAGTAGTAGATTTTTTACCCAAGAACATATTTCCTTATACAGAAAGAACTCTTGCTCCGTTTGGTACTGACAACTCGTGTCATATCATTAATACTATACGTTCAAGAGATCATCCTTTGCATAATAAATATGTAGACTATGTTGATAATATACCTATACCTAAAAGAAAAACTATATGATTTCAGACAATGTTAATCAACCTGTTCAGGCACATCCTGAATATTTTATCCCTCTAAATTTAACACTACCTCAAGTAGATATCGAAGCACTTAAAGGCGGCATTATTGCTGATTTAAGCGTCAAGCACAAGGATAGCGATAGATTATGGTTTAATACTGCTATCGCATCTGGTAATCCATTAGAAGAAACGCAGAGAGTAGCAAATGATTTCTTAGAACAATATAATCTTGAGGCAAGTACTATGGGAATATTTGTTGTTAATGCTAATACATACGATTGGAATATACATAGCGATTCTCAACTTTTAGAAACTAGATTAAATTTTTATGAGCTAACAACGGCACCTGGAATAGTAAGATGGTTTCCGGATACAAATGATGGGTATGAAGAGATACATAAAAATATAGAAGGCAATGAATTTGTTGACTATGTATGGCCCTGGGTAATAGAATTCAAGCAACAACATAGAGATTGGAGCAAAGTACCACCGGCTATTTGGTCAACTTCTACATCTTGCACTAGTGCATTGGTTAGAACAAATTTGCCTCATCATGTAGTACAAGGAAACGGAACTAGAATAACCATTACTTGTAAGGTAGTAGATAAAGATACAAAGAGTACAGTTAATACATGGAGCAGATTACAAAAATGTTAAAAAGAGTTACAAACTTAACTTATGGCATGGCCGAAGAGTTAAAGAAAGATCCTGTTAGGCCGAAGATTTCGCCTTCAAAGAGGATTGGCAGAAATAAAGACGTTTTCTACGAAATGTCCAATGAGGGAGAAATTGATGCAGTAGTTTGTGTTACATATACAAATGATGTACCTACTGATGAATCAAATTTATTTGATATGCCAGGTAAAGACGTTGCTATTTTTTATAGTGTCTGGAGTAACAAGGCCGGTGCTGGACGCAAGATAATCTTTGATACAGTCGATGTAATAACAAATGAAAATAAAAATATACAACGTTTTGTAACACTAAGCCCAGACACTAAAATAGCAGAAAGATTTCATCTAAGAAACGGAGCAATAGTATTCCGTACCAATGACAATACTGTAAATTATGAGTATTTAAAGTAATATGCATAAACTGGTTGACAGACACAATATATTGTGTTAGTATACATTATAAAGTTAAAAAAATGAAAGGACTTTAATATGAATAAAACAAAATATATCGCAACTAGATTATCCTTAATTGCACTTGCAACATTACTATTCGTACAAGTAGTAAGGTTTATTGCAGTACTTGGAACAGACTATGGATTTACTCTACAACAAGTAGGTGCTGGTATTAGTCTTGTTGTAATATTTTCAGTTATGGGCTTTTGGTTGTCTTCCGATTATGACATGAAGAAGTTAGGTGATAAGTAGAACGGAAATAAAGTGCCGGCATAGCTCAGTTGGTAGAGCAGTTGATTTGTAATCATCAGGTCGGGAGTTCGAATCTTCCTGCCGGCACCACTTATAACGTAGAAAGAAAAAATAATAATGAAATGGTTTTTTATATTAATGGTAATGACACAAAATACTCCTGTGCAAGATCACCTATACCTTATCCAAGATCCAAAGTTTAGTACTGCTCCTGAATGTTTGCAGTTTGTTAATAATCAAATACAAATGTTAAAGGCTTTACAGATGCAAAAATTTCCTACTCAGGATATTGAAAATGTATATTGTATGACTCAGGATGCTTTAGATGAATTAGTTAAAGATAGAAGTAAGAAGGACATATAATGGAAATATTAAATAAAGACGGCATGCTAGATAAAAGAAATACAATGTACCCTTCTTATGCCGAAAAGATTACAAATGCATTTAAAACTTCTGAGGCCTATAGTTCAACTTATGGATATGTACTAAACGGAGAAGTTGAATTACCAAATAAATGGATTGCAAGAGAGAAGGAATATTTTTCTTTTGCAAGTCATGAATCAACAGATTTTGAAGTAACAGGGACGGCAGTATTTTTTACTAGACTAGGACATATGCATCAAAACAACTTAGGAGGTCCTATTGAAGACAGTGGACGACTTTGTTATATAGATGGTTGTAGTGATAGTTTATTAATATATCCAAGTCGTGCAGGAGATCCAAGTGTTAACCTTTTAGCTTTCCCTGCAGGCATTAACCAAACATTTCATATTCACCCTAGTGTAAGATTAGGATTTGTTGCTGAAGGATCAGGTAATGCAGAAATGATAACAGGTGAAGTGTATCCGTTAGAAGCAGGAAGTATCTTTTGTATTGAAGAAAGAGAAAATCATAGATTTCAAACAATAAACGATACAATGAAAATTATTGCATACCATCCAGATGGAGATTGGGGACCAACTGATCAAAATCATACAATGTTAAATCGTACATATATACTCGACGGTGGCCAATAATGTTCACAACAGAACCAACACTACAATATCTAATTGTAGATGGTAGAACTAATATCATTCTAGTTGGAACAACAAATGCAGATGTAGCATCTGCATTGATGCTAAGAAGATCCTATTATAGATCAGAAGTAGACTACATGAACAATTCAAATAAGAACAAAGGTCTTTTTGCTACTGGTTTAGATAGAGAGTTTGCTCAGATGCAAGTCACCTATAGAATGAATTATCATGTTAAGTGGGGCGGTACTCCAAACAAATCAGGTCGGCATGAAATAGAGACTGTTAGGGATTGGACTAATCTTAATAAACATGATGTTACAGAAACTAGACAAGAAGCAATGACAGCTGAAACATTCTATGCTAGTGCATGGCAGATTCTTATGCATTCTTTAAGATGGACACCTCCAGAAAATGACATGGTGATTAGATTTTATCCTGAACTGTTAGATGCAGTTAATAAATGTATCCCACTCCAAGATTATTATGTTGATGATATTATTGAATATGCTTCTATTACTGGAATAACACCTAAGCAAGCCTATAATGAAATTAACAACCAACTAATACCTATACGCAAACAACGTATTCGTGCGTATGCCCTCTGGCAAAAATATACCCAAAAGATGCTAATGGTAGACACTAAACAAGAATTTCAGAATATACTTTCAGAAATTAGAAACAACGTATTTTTAGGAACAGAGTAGAATGTATAGACCATTACCAGACGGATTAACAATAAGAGAATCAAATGTACAAGGATTAGGATTATTTGCAACCAAAGATTTTGATGCAGATGTAGTATTAGGAATTGTACATGTTATGAATAAAAACTTCCCTCATGGAAGTATTAGAACGGCATTAGGTGCTTTTTATAATCATTCAGATGACCCTAATTGCAAAAACCATGAAGGCTTCTGGCATCAGATTCCTGTCCGTTATTTAACTACAACTAAACCTATCAAAGCAGGTGATGAATTAACTGCAAAGTATACTTTATATAATAATTTTGAGGACGTAGCATAATGGGCGAATTGTTATTATCTACAGTTTCTAGTCAAGTACATACCGCAACAAACAAAACACAAGACCAACTGGATTTTTATTCCATTTATAAGGTTATTGCTCCAACAGTTAATTTATGTGACAGAACTGGTCACGTTATAACTCCTTACAATTATAAAATTACATTACCATTACCAGATAATGGTAAAGTAGGAACATTTGAAGAAATTGCAATCGCCAGGGCAAAAGAGTTATTAGAGTTAAGTAGGGCAACTAATAAGCCTTGTTTAGTTTTGTGGAGTGGAGGCATTGATAGTACAACAGTATTAACAGCATTAATTATAGCCGCTGATGGAGATTATAGTAATATTAAAGTTTGTATGAATGCTCAATCAATAAGAGAAAATCCTAAATTTTATTATAATTATGTTAGAGGTAAAATGGAAATTGCTCCTAGTGAAATAATGTTTGATTATATTAACAAAGATCATATTATTTGTAGCGGAGAGGGTTGTGATCAGTTATTTGGAACTGACATATATCTAGCAATTCAGGGCTGGGATAATAATGCAAGTATGTTCCAACCATATAGTTTTGAAAATGTTGGTGCATTTTTCGTACACAAAGGAATGTCTAACAGACAAGCAAGAATTTGGTTTGATATAATGGATAACCAAATTAAAGCAAAACAACCTTGTGAAATTACAGATTTTAAAGATTTCTTTTGGTGGTACAACTTCTGTTATAAATGGCAAAATGTATATTATAGACTTTTTAATATGGGAAAGAGAATGTCTATAACACTTGACCAAGATTTCTTTGATAACAACTACCATAACTTTTTTATGAATGACGACTTTCAAAGATGGAGTATAAACAATCCTGATAAGAAAATTACAAAGGACTGGGCTTCTTATAAATTTACAGCCAAAGAGTTTATATATTCATTTGATAAGGATGAGGAATACTTTAATAATAAAGTTAAGATTCCAAGTCTGATAAACGTGTTTCGAACTATAGAGCATGTTGGCGGACTAAATTCTGATTTTGAATTTTTACCTAAAAACTTTGATATTGAACCTTATATTAACAAAACAAACAGTTTTACTTAGGCTAACAATGTCACCCAAAAACTAATATATACTAACATGGAATATGGATTAGACAACAAACAAGAATTTTATGTTGATTATACATCTTGTACTAGACCAGTAGGTAACATGCGAGATGAAATGGAAATTGCATGTACTAACTTAGCAGAAGATGCACAAAGTAGAAATACTTCTGTACTCATCAGCCTTAGTAGTGGATTAGATAGTCAGGTATTGTTGCACACATTTCATTCTTTAGGACTGCCATTTAGTACAGCCTTCTGCCATTGGCCAGGTTATAATGATAACGAACGTAGTAATATAGATATACTAGATAACAAGTATAATAATAAAACTACTATTATTGAAATTAATCCAGATGATCATAAAGAAGAAGTTGAAAAACTAGCAATCAGTACTGGAATTCCAGCAGAACATCATTTAATGAAAATGTTTTTAAAGCAACTACCAAATGAATTAGATATATTACAAGGTATTGAGAGTTTTGATTTTATATTCCGTAATAAAAAAACATATTGTATGGAAAGTTGGACTGCAATAGAAATAGCAAGTCAAAGAGCATTACAAGAAGTTGACCGAGAAGGTAAGATAGTATCAATTGACAGACGTTCTAATTTTAACGAGTTTACACTAGCATTGTTAAGTGATTCAATAGTTGAAGGCTATTGCAATTCTATTAGGTATATTGCTGGCAATGGATTAATTGAGAAAAAATCAGGAGAGTCACCTCCTCTAATATTTTCATGGGAATATTATGTCAAACCTTTATTATATGGTTTATATTGGAAAGGTGAATTGGAGTTATTTCCAAAAGATGTTAGTGCAAATAATATTGCTTGGATAATGAATCCAAGCGACAACAGGCTAAGGCACAATTATAAAAATAAATGCGCCTATGTTGAAAGGAACGAATTAATAAACCATCTAAAAGATTTTGGGTCTAATAAGACTCGTAGATGGCATCAGTATAAAGGATAAAAATATGCCGGCACCACTTATAGATCCAAACGGATCTTTACCAGAAAAGAATATAATTGTAAATCCTTATATTAATAAGAAGTTAGGATATTATATTGTAGACGGCTTTGAATTTGATTCAAAAATTAGAGCAGGGTTACATTCTGTTAAAGTAAATAAGCCAGTACAATGGATATTTAACAACAAAGAATTTAGATCGCACGACTGGAGTGTTGAACCTAGTGAAACTTTAGATCAGTTATATGATGCAAGAGCTTTTGACCTAAGAGTAAAATATGATTATCTTATTTTAAGTTTTAGTGGAGGAAGCGATTCTTGGAATATTTATAAAGCATTTCAACGACAAGGCTTACATATTGACGAGGTAATTGTTAATACAATGTCTAAGGCAAGTAAAGGATTAGTAACAGATACTAGTACTAAAGCATTTAATGCTCCTGAAAGCGAACATGTAAGAAACACAGTACCTAGGCTTAAAGAAATACAAAAAGAAATGCCTATGACAAAGATTACTGTTACTGATCAAAGTGACTATCTGTTTGAAAGCCTAGAGGCGGCCGGAGATGCTAGTTGGGTATTAGAGAAACGTGAGGGATTAAATCCTGCAGGTATTACTAGATTCAATTATTTGCATTTTATGGAAGTAAGAAAGAGATTTGATAAAGATAAAAAGATAGGGCTGATAGTTGGTATTGAAAAGCCTAGAACACTTGTTCACCAAGGACGTTTCTTTGTTAGATTTGCAGACAGAAGTACCAATATGATTACAGTAGCAGAACATTTAAAAGACTATCCTAATTCAACAGTTGAATTCTTTTACTGGTCTCCAGATTGTGTTCCTTTGCTTATTAAACAAGCTCATGTTGTTAAGAAATACCTTGAGGCTAATCCTTCTATGCAAGTTCATTTCAATAGTGAAAATTCTACAGGAAAAGTATATAGATTATTGCACGAGCCTTTACTTAGAAACTTATTATACAGTACCTGGGATCAACGTTGGTTCCAAGCAGAGAAAGCAGTATTAGATTGGGATAGTGAATTTGATCAATGGTTTAGAGTTGGTTATCAAGATACTAAAGCATATCAAGTTTGGATGGAAGGTCTAAAGTATGTAGCAGACAACTTAAAGCCCTTTCTACGTTATGTAGAAGATCCTGATAATGATATATGGAATACTAGTGTAATGAATTCTTTTATTGATAGGGGTGATGAATTAGTTGGACAACGTCCGGATGGTTTGGCTCCGGTCCTTCATAACTACGAAGTTGGTAGAATGAAAGTAACCGGGCCAGGTGTTAATACGTTTATGCGTTAGTTCTTCTGTAATGGAATATTATTGTCTATTAAAAATGCTTTTAATTTAACATTATTACGGAAAGCAAAAAGTTTTGTTTCTAAGTCTGTTCCTGCAATAGGAAACAATCCAATATTTTTAAGTCCTTGAACAAACTCTTTTCTCTTAAAAACATTGCTAATATCTTCTTTAATACTATCTAAGTTAGGCGACTTCCTTGATGCAATTAATCCAATAGGACTAACAAACGGAAACTCTTCCTTGTACACATCTTGCCATGTAGGAATGTCTAATCCTAGATCTTGACTTGACATGATACTTGTAATATTAGCATTTAAATGATTTTTTACAGTTGGATAATTTGCAAACATACAATCAATATTTCCTGCAAGTAGATCACTTAATGCAGTAGTTCCTCCTTTGGCATAAGGAATAACCTTACTTTCAATTTTTAAGTTTTTAATAAGAACTTCAGTAGCAAGATGCTCACTACTACCATATCCTGCCGCTCCAAAAAGAATTTTGCCTTTGCTGAATTTTTCAAGGTCGCTAACAGTAAAAAACTTTCTGTCGTTGTTGCAGACTAGTACGTTTGGCATTGTAGCAACAACACCAACTAGTTCAAAGTCTTTAATAGGATCATATGGTAAATCGTTAAACCTAATTTCGTTAGTAACATAGATTTGTGCCATTGTTGCTGTAATAATAGCATTATTGGTTTTTAACATATGTTTGATTGCAATTTTGCCTGCGGCACCTGGCCTGTTTACAACATTATATTTGTTATCAGAATTAATAACATTTTTTTCAATTAGTCTTGTAGTCTGATCACTTGGGCCTCCGGGTCCGTGATGTACTGTAAATTCAATATCTGCGGCTGAGGCAGTCGAAACAGCAAATGCCATAATTGCGGCACTAGTTAAAATATTTTTAATCATGTATCTTTCTTCTCTTTTAGGTTGACTTCTTTGTCAATATGCTATACTATATATTATAAATTAACCATTGGTGTTTACCAAGAAAGTGAGATATGAGTGACATATGATAAGAAGCTAGATGATAAGATTGCTGATCTTAATTCTACTAGGGTCTATAAGAAAATTACTCCATTGCATACTACTGATTGGTATATTAAGTGGGCCGCCTCCGGAGTTATACTTCTAGCAGTTATGTGCCGTAGTGTTGAAGAAGTTCCAAAGATATACGATCTTGTATTATCCTTTGTTGGATGTAGTGGATGGGCTTTAGTTGGCTATCTATGGCATGATAGAGCATTATTAATGCTTAATAGTGTATTGTTGTTTGTATTAGGAACGGGAATCTTAACATACATATTTAAATAGCCAAACCGGTAAATAGTTATACGGAGGATATTTAAATGGATGCAACAAAACTTGGGATTGATTTTGCAGAACTTATAACACCTGGTTTAACAATTTTAATCGCACTAGTATTTACTATGTGGTTTAAAGA